AGGAGACGAGCTTGGAGATCGAGGCCGGCAAGACGGCCGGGATAAGTATCAAGAAGGAACACGGCGTGATGGTGGTAAGGGTTTAACGGAAAGGAGGAGAAGACATGAGAAGAAGAGTGATGGGAGGCGGTAAGATCGATTACGACAAGTACCCGAACGGGGTGTATATCCTGCACGTGAATGGAAAGTTATATACCCGTGCGGAGTGGAACGCCGCTTGGAATGATTCCGCTGTGGGCGTAGCCTTAAAGACGGATAACTGTAGGTTCGTGATCGCGCCAGAGGGCCTTGATGAGGATAATCTTCCTTGGAGTAAATACGGGGCATACGAGGAAGTTCCGGGAGTAACGACAACTACAGAAGAAATCATCGCCATTGATGATTACAAAGGCGAGGCGAACACTGCGGCTATCGTCTCTCATTATGGGGCTGGTACTGATTACGCAGTCGGTTGGTGTGCTAATTACACGTTCAAGAATGGGGCAAAGGGTTATTTGGGGGCCTGTGGTGAATGGTTGGAATCGTTTAATAACAAAGCGGAGATAGATGCTTGTATGAATCTCATTACAGGAGGTATAGCCATAAAAGCTCCTTATTATTATTCTTCCACACAATATGACTTTTACTCTGCTTGGGGACTAACTTGGAGCAGGAAGGACGTGTACGCCAACTCTAAGAGTATTGGTTTTTACGTCCGTCCCTTCGCCCCGTTGGAATAAGACAGGGACAAACGATTATACCTCGCAACGCCGCCGCGGGGCATGTGAGGCGGCGAAAGTTTAATTTATAAAAAGGAGATAATGATATGCTATACATACAGCGAGACATCCGATTTTGGAACGTGGAAGAGCAGCTTCCTGGCTCCTACCTCGTGAGCGAGGACATAGAGCAGTACCATAACGGCGCCTACCTTTTGCTCAACGCCGAGCAAGAGCGGTACCATAACGACCATCCAGAGGCCACCCCGTTGGAGTGTTGGAACATGGCCCCCGAGCCGGATCCGGAACCCACGCCGGAAGAGTTGCTTTGGCGTGCCCGTGACGCTAAGCGGAAGGAAATCTACGACAAAGACATCCATCATTATTATATTGATGAACAGGACGCATATGTCTCGAACACCCTGCAAGTGAAGGATAAGTGTGGCCGGCAGGAAGAAGTCGAAGTAGGCGGTCATCTTTACGCCTCGAATATCTTAACGGTTGCTCTTGACGAAATAGCGGACTATTCGGAGCAATGCGGCAAGGTGACAGACAGCTTGCTATCCCGTATCGATGCCGCCCAAACAGCCGAGGAGGTCGAAGCTATCGTGGTGCAAGGCTATCCTGAAATGATCCATACAACAACGGCAGCCTTGCAAACTAAAGCAGATAAGGCAATCGCTAAATCCCCGGAAGCGCAGGCAGTGACCTTTGCCCGTGCGATGATGAACAGCGTGTCTCTCACAGCCAGCCAAGCGTTGGAGATGCAGGTCTTATTCCCCATTTGGGGTGAGAAAGATGCGGAGTTTGGCAAGGAAGTTGAAATAGGCTTCCGGCTTCGAGTAGTGGAAGGAGAAAGCGACACTTTGTTTGAAGTGATACAAAAGCACAAGCTGCAAGCCGATTGGAAACCGGGCATAGAAACTGCTTCACTGTATAAGATCGTTGAAGCTGAGCACGCAGGCACGCTTGATGATCCTATTCCATACGTGCAGGGTATGGCATTCGAGAAAGACAAATATTATGAACAATACGGCGTGATCTATCTCTGCATTCTGACGACCGTTACAGGTTATCCGAATGACCTGAAAGACTTGCCCACAATCGTACAGGAGGTAAAGCGATGAGACAGTATGTGTTATTAAAAGTTAACAGGGGGGGGGTAAATCACCTCATTATAAATATGTTACGGCCTCTGACTTTGATAAGGAAGGAGGCCGGATATGAGAAGAAGTATGATGGGAAAGAGGAAGAAGTTGTTTATCAAGCGGTTTTACCCGGCTGGTAATTACACGTGGATAGTCCCTCGTGGCTGTACCTCCGTTGACGTGTTCCTTGTAGGTGGCGGATCAGGGGCCGGGCAAATATCTTCCGGCAGCTCCTATGGCGGCGGCGGTGGCGGATATACGAAAACTTACAGGGGCGTGGGATACGTGAGACCTTCATCGGGCAGCTGGATGGGAACATATAATGATGGACGGGATGGGGATGCCATTACCGTCTTCCCCGGTCAAATCGTTGCGGTCACGGTTGGAGCCGGAGGAAACGGGGGCGACGGCGGGTACTCCCAATTTATGGATGATAGACATCGAGCTGAGGGAGGTAGATGCGTTAAGGTTAATCTCCATGGCGGGAATGGTGGGTCCGGCGGAAGTGGCGAGGACGAGTCCTCTTCCGTTTACGGAGGTAATGGTGGCTCTGACGGTTTACCGGGTGGTGGTGTCTATCGGGGGGAAGGCCAAAATCATACCACCAGGGATTTCGGTGAGCCTTCCGGTAAGAGAAACGCTGGAGGAGGAACCGGTTGTTCCCATAGGATGAAGGAATATCATGGCGGTGAAAGCGATTATGAGGAAGGATCTGGAGAGAGCTTTAACCGTCGCCAAGATTCCTACGTGGGAGGAAAAGGCGGTGGTGGCTACGGCGGTGGAGCTGGAGGCACTTTTGGCAATAATGCTTCAACAAGAGGCGGTGACGGCACGGTCGTTATCCGGTATTGGGCGTATGAGGAATAATTAAAAATGTAATGATATGATTTATTTAGTACTTATTTCAATGTTGATTATTGCCTCCTACACGGCGGCAGTGTGTATTAAACAAAAGGGTGTTCTGGCTTCGATCTCGGCAACCTTTTACAGGCTGGAGCATAAGAACTGGTTCATGGCGACCACGTGGCTTACCGCCGGATTGTTGATGCCGGCTATCTTGGAGGTATCTAGGCCGGACACCGAGTTCCTGGCGTTCCTCGCCTGCGCCGGCATGTTCCTTGTCGGTGCCGCCCCCAACTTCAAGGAGGATTTCGAGGGGGATATCCACGAGTTAGGGGCCATATGCTGTATTGTGGGCTCACAATTATGGGTGATGTTCAACTGCCCTTGGTGCCTGCTGGTATGGGTGGCCTACGTGGTCTATACTATCGTGATGATGACTCGGCACGTGTCAGATAGCGTTATCGCGGATTTCTACAGGACGAAGCCTATGTTCTGGGTGGAGATCGCCGCTTTGCTGGCTACCTATATGAGTGTGTTTATCTTGATTTAATCGCTGTTTAAACGATGGTTATTTACAATCAGGCAGGAGACGTTTTACTTGACATCCCGGTGGACGATGACAGCTATCGTTACCGGGCGATAGCGCAAGCGAAGAAGATCGAACTTCATTACTCGCTTCCGGGACACGTGGAAGTCCCAACGGGCTCTTATATAGAGTTCCAAGGTGAGCGGTACACATTGTGGTACCCCGAGAATTTCGAGAAAAAAGGGACACGGATCTTCGATTATACTGTCACCTTCGGCGGCAACGAGGAGATCCTGAAGAAGTACAAATACAAGTTGCTCTCCGATAAGCCCTACAAGCTAAAGTTCGTCATGACGGCCACTCCGAGGATGTTCGTGGAGTTGTTGGTTGACAATCTCAATCTCTATGACTCCGGCTGGACGGTCGGCACGGTGATCGAGGCCCCGGAGAAACTGTTGTCGTTCAACCATGAGAAATGCTGGGCTGTATTGGGGCGTTTGGCCGAGGAGTTCGACACGGAGTTCGAGATCGTGGGCAAAACTATCAACCTCCGCAAGGTGGAGTATTACAAGGACGCTCCTCTAAAGCTATCCTATGGCAAGGGAAACGGTTTCCTTCCGGGTGTCGGTCGTGCTAACCAAGGCGACAACCTCCCCGTGGAGATATTGTACGTGCAAGGCGGCGAGCGGAATATCGATTACTCGGCCTATGGCAGCCAGACATTGTTGTTACCCAAGTCACAGGAGCTGGAGTACCAAGGCCGACGGTACAAGACCGATCCGGATGGGATGTATGTCACTCGTGCGGACAGGCCCCTTTCCTCTTATAATGAGGACAGCTACGACGCCAGCGATATATATCCATCCCGGGTCGGTACGGTGAGCAAGACCGACACGGAGCCGGGCGAGGACACGGACGGGAACGATGTCACGTTCTACAACTTCTATGACTCATCGGTTCCCGCCAACCTCAATTTCGAGGATTGCCTGATCGCCGGCCAGACCATGACCGTGATCTTCCAGACAGGCCGTCTTGCGGGCCGTGAGTTCGACGTGAAGTACGTGCATGACGGTCGTAAATTCGAGATCGTCTCGTCCGAGCAGGATGGCATGACGCTGCCGAACGCCTCCCTGTATCCGGAGGTCGGCGACAAGTACGCCGTTTTCAACATATCCCTTCCCGCCGCCTACGTATGCGACAACGCCACCAAGACCGGGGCGAGCTGGGACATGTTCCGGGAGGCGGTACGCTACCTGTACGAGCGTGAGGAGCGGCAATTCGCGTTCAGCGGAGAACTGGACGGCATATGGGCCAAGAGGAATTGGTTGGCGATCGGCGCCAAGCTGGTACCCGGCGGTTATGTCGATTTCAGCGATCCCCAGTTCCAGCCGGACGGTATCCTGATCCGGATCACCGGGGTGAGGGATTACATCAATAGGCCCCACAGTCCGGAGCTTGAGCTATCCAACACACCAGTAGGCGGTTTCCTGTCCGATGAGCTGGGAAAGCTGGAGAGCGAGGAGGTGGCGAACGAGACACGGCACAAGCAGGCCGTATCGTTCACCCTTCGCCGTTGGCGTGACGCGGTGGAGATGCAGGGGATGCTTGAACGGGCCTTCAAGGATTACGGCAAGGGGCAGGCGATGTCATGGCTTCGCACCATGTCGGTATTGGTGGGGCATGAGTCGTTGCAGTTCCGTTTCGTCAACCGTATTCCCACGGCGGACGGGCAGGCGGTCACCGAGGTGGATCATTCCTTTACCTACGACGCGGCGAGGAAAGTGCTTTCAACCCCCTCCGGGATCTTGCAGCACATGACGTTGGGTATAGACTCTCTCGCCCCCTCCCACAAGGTGACCGAGTATAAGTACTGGAACATGGCGGCCTATACGTCTCCCTATCTGGGGGATGACACGGAGGCCATGTACCTGTACGCCCGCTGCGCCAAGTCGGGATCGGCGGGCACGTTCTTGTTGAGCAAGGAGCCGATGGACTTGGACGACGGCTCGTATTACAACCTCCTTTGCGGAGCCTTGAGTACAGAGGTGGACGGCCAGCGTAGTTTCTCCACGCTTTACGGCTTCAGCGAGATAGGCCCGGGATGGATGCGGCTGAACAAGATCATTAACATGGACGGTACGCAGTATTGGGACATGCTCTCCAAGGCGTTCCGGATCGGTGATGACAACGCTTTCCTCTCATACGACCAGCGAGACGGTCTCGTGTTGAAAGGCAGTATCTACCAATCGCCCTCCGGCGAGATCGACTATCCGGAGGTGGATCGGGGCGCTTACTCCGATAAGTCCGTCTATTACCCCGGCGACAAGGTATCTTACGATGGTAACGTGTATAAGTGTATATCCCAAACCACGCCCGGAATAACCCCCGATGACACGAGGCACTGGAAAAAACTCGTGGCGAAAGGCTCGAACAGTTTCAAGAGCACGGTGTTCATCCGCACGAACGCCACGCCCGCCGTCCCCGTTGGCGGCTCGTACGCCTCCCCATTGCCGACCACGGCGGGATGGAGCGACGGGATACCGTCCGGCGAGGCGATACTGTGGGCCTCCACCCGGATCTTCTCGTCGGACGGGAAGGATCCACAGCAAGCGGCGTGGACGACCCCGAGGCAAATGACGGACACGGCCGATTTCGACGTGGAGTTCTCATCCGTAGCGAACCCGTCGGCCCCAAACGGTCATCCTAATACCAATACCCAGTGGAGCGACACCCAAAGTACGGACACGATCTGGATGGCCACCAGCACCAAGAGAAACGGGGTATGGAGCGCATGGAGCGTATCCAAGATCAAGGGGGAGGAAGGCAAACCGGGAAAGGACGGGATAGACGGCACGGATGGCGAGGACGGGAAAGACGGCGATCCCGGTCCCCGTGGCGATCGTGGCCCCCGCTGCACCTACCGTGGCGATTACGACTCAAGCACTACCTATAACGCCAGCTCCAAGATTACCGATATCGTATCGATCAAGAATAGCGATGGCACCCGCACGTATTATGTGGCGAAGGTGGATGATAACGAGCCTACCTTCAAGGGGAAACATCCGACCAATACCGCCTATTGGGACACCTTCGGGGCGAATTTCTCCAGCGTGGCGACCGATTTGCTGATGGCACGGAAGATAGCTGCCTCGGAGATTGACGTGAAGGAGATCTTCGCGAACTTGGCAAGGATCGGAAACTTCACCATCACGAACGGGTCACTGATCGTGGATACGTCCGTCTCGGATCGTACCCAGATAACGTTCCCGAGAATGCTGACCATCGGGAAGACCACGCAGTTCGCCGGCCAGTTCGGAGACCGTAGCTCATGGGGAGGTGTCTTCTTTGAGGGATTCGGCCCCTATTTTTATGACATGGGGGTAGAGAAAGTGTTGTACAGGGAGGGCACGGGGGTCGTATTTAACGCCCCGGGCGGGAGATACCCGTTCTTGGGGGTACGGATCGATAACGGCAACGGTATCTATGGCTGGAACAGTCCCGGGAATATAGCCAACCTGTACATCAACAAGGACGCCGCAAGCACGGCCCATGTGTATATCACCAATTACCAAGGCTTGACCTCCTCGGACATCCGCCTGAAGAGCGTCTTCTTCGATATCCCGGACGTGCTGGATAAGCTGGAGGGTATATCCGCCTTCTACTACACGATGAAGGAGGACGAGGACAAGATCCTTCGCATCGGCGTGTCGGCGCAAGCCGTCCGAGAGGTTCTTCCGGAGGCGGTACAACTCATAACACCGGATAACGGGGATTCCTATTACGGCGTGGATTATATCCAGATGTTGACCGCATTTGGGATCAACGGGATCAAGGAGCTTTACGCCAAGGTCAAGGCACTTGAGAAGAGGGTGGAAGAGTTGGAGAACAGATAGAAAATATTATAAGCCTTTATCGGGGGCGGGCAAATGAAAGCCCCCGTATATATTAAAAGAAAACGAGATGAAAGGATTTGAGGAAGTTTTTATCGTTGCGTGGATAGTCTTCGGGCTGTACATGCTGGTGTTCATGGTCGTAGGCGCTGATCTGTGGAGCGGCGTGAGGAAGGCAAAGCGAAGGGGTGAGGTGAGATCGAGCTACGGTTTCAAGCGGACGGTTGACAAGTTGGCGAGGTATTACAACCTGCTCATAGCGTTGACTGTAGTTGACTGCATGCAGATGGGAGGTGTTTGGTACCTTGATGGCTACTACGGCTATCATATCCCGATCTTCCCTGTCATAACATTGATCGGCGCGATAGGGCTGGGCTGTATCGAGGTAAAAAGCATCTTCGAGAAAGCCGAGGACAAGGTAAGAAGCGATTACCAGCAAGTGTTGATGCTGGCCGGAGAGATCGCCAAGCACCGGACTGATCCGGAGGAGATAGCGAAAGCGGTTGTTGATTATATAAATAAGGGGAGTGGAAAATGAGAAATAATAGTCTGCCCAGAGGGTTGAGAAACAACAACCCCGGGAACATCAGGAGGAACAGCGATGTCTTCCAAGGCGAGAAGACAAGCTATGATCGAGAGTTCAAGCAATTTAAATCGATGGCATACGGGTATAGGGCGATCTTCAAGATCCTGTCTAACTATTACCGGAACTATAAGCTGGATACGATCCGTAAGATGATAGGAAGATGGGCTCCGGAAAACGAGAATGATACGGAGGCCTACATTAAGGCCGTGTCCGATTACGCCGGTATCCCTGCCGATGATCCGATCAATGTAAATGATCGTGAGCAAATGATCCGGATTGTGGCCGGGATGAGCAAGGTGGAGAATGGGAGAGAGGCTGATATGTCGGATGTGATAACGGGGTGGAGCTTGTTATGATATCCGATGAATTAGGGTTTTAACAATGGGTTCTTTGACAGGATGGGATAGCCAATAACAAATAATTTTTACATTTGTGATGTGAAAGTTATATGTTATGGAAGAAAATAAAAACTTAGGTGAAATAGTCATCTTTAATACAGATAGTGGTGATGTGAAAGTGCAAATAGATGCCATTAACGAAACTATTTGGATGACTCAAAAAGGAATGTCCGAATTGTTTGATGTTAGTGTATCGACAATAAGCAGGCATATTAAAAATATCTTTGAAGATGGTGAGCTTGAAGAAAAAGTGGTTGTTGCAAAAAATGCAATAACCACTGAGCATGGAGCTATTGACGGGAAAACTCAAACGAAGGAAGTGACGTTCTACAATCTTGATATGGTCATAGCCGTCGGTTACAGAGTTAACAGTAAACGTGCGACCCAGTTTCGTATTTGGGCTACAAAAACACTTCGTGAATATTTGGTAAAAGGTTATGTTCTTGATGATAATAGATTCATAAAAGGCCAGTCGTTGACTTATTTCAAGGAACTGTTAGATCGAATTCGGTCGATACGTATATCCGAAAGAGTGTTTTACCAGCAAATCAAGGATATCTATATGTTAAGTATAGACTACGATAAAAATGACCAGACAACACTTGATTTCTTTGCGTCCGTACAAAACAAGCTTCTTTGGGCGGTAAGTGGAAAAACAGCAGCGGAATTGATTTATTATAGGGCGAACGCAAAGTTACCGATGATGGGACTTACCTCTACGGAGAAAGAAGGTATTGTTAAGTCTTCAGATATTAATATCGGTAAGAACTACTTAACGAAAGATGAGCTTGACAACTTGAAATTAATAGTCGAGCAATACCTATCTTTCGCAGAGGCCCAAGCTATCAACCATATACCGATGAGGATGAAAGATTGGGAAGACAACCTTAATATTATCTTAACGATGAACCGTAAGAGCATCTTGACTGATTTAGGTAAAATATCAAAAGAACTGGCTAAGAAAAAGGCAAAGAACGAGTATGCTTTATATAAAGAGGCTCAAAAGGAGCAAGAATATTTGAATAGTATAAAAGAATTGGATAAGGATTTAAGGAGTCTAAGAAAAAAGAACCCTCCTAAATAGCATATAACTTTACATTTTATTGGAGAGTTTGGCGGCTATCCCATCATCATGGTTTAGTCGCCTTTTTCGTATCCGGGCGGTATCCAAATACGGGTACAATCAAATTTTTATAATAATGAAACCTAGATGCATTGTATTAATAATGGTAGGTATCCTCTCCCTGTTTGGGTGTCGAACCAAGATTCAACCTGTCGCTATCGAGAACCGTACCGACTCGATCTACATAGATAAGTTGGTACCTTACCCAATGCCAGCCGATAGCGCTTCCATACGTGCGTTGATGGAGTGTGATGAGCACGGCAAGGTTGTTCTCCGGTGGTTGGATATGGCGATCACGAAGAATGTTGAGCTTATGTTCGTCTTGGATAGCCTCGGTAACGTGATCGCCAACATGAGAGTTCCTAGGGATACGTTATATCTCCCTTCGAAAGAGGTATATGTCGATCGTAAGGTCGAGGTCCCGATCCCTGTGGAGAAGGAGTTGTCTCGATGGGAGAAAATAAAGATTGAGGCAGGAGGGTGGGCTATAGGCTTGTTATCCGGACTGGCCGTGATTGGTATCGGCTATGTAGTAAGATGGTTGTTACAAAAGAGAAGATCGTAGTTTGATATTGGTTTAGTGTTTTAGGTTTTCAGTCGTTCTGTCTGTAAAAATGGAGAGATTTTGTTAGGATTAAAATAATGATTACATTTGGGTATTAATATTAAACTATACTAATTATGGCAGAACAGATAAAATCTTCAAAGAGGTGTTATAATTGTGGTTGTGAGTTTACCGATGATAATAAGGAAACAGTAGAACATATACCAATGCAAGCGTTGTATGCTGGGTATTCTCCAGAATATAAAATTAATCGAATAACGGTTCCTGGATGTTATAAATGTAACCATGAATATGCAAAGATCGATCAAGAATTAAGAGATTTTATTGGTATAACAAATGATAATGATGAAGCACAATTAGAATTGACAGCTAAAGCTGTAAGGAACATTACTAGAGTAAAAGGTTTTTGGAAAAGACTAACACCTTTGGCTGGAGAATTGGGTGTGGAGTTTGACCTTGATATATTAGCTGAAATTCATAGAAAACATTTCAAAGGTCTTTTTTATAATAAGTATAAAATTCCACTATCTAATGATTATGAAATTCAGGTAATTGCAGATGGAGACGAAAAGGATTCTAAATTGGTAGAATGTGTAAATGCTTTTCATGATCAGTTAGATGATGAGAATGTTCCCTGGTCTGTATCTGGACATCAAGATATTTTTCAATATCGACTTGCTACTTTAAGATGTGATGGTGGTGATATTAAAGTTGTTGATGATATTCCAAATGGTTCAGGTTGGATCATTTGTGAAATGCTATATCATAAAGAACGCTATGCTATGTGTTTGGCTGCAAAAACAGAATTTTTACCACCTAAAAATGACATAAGAAAATAACTATAAAAGAGAGGGGGAAGAAGCCCCCAGCCGTTAAGTAAAATCTCTAACCTTCTTACTAACGCAAACATGCGAGCAAATCGTATGGCCGGGGCTGAAAACCCTCTTCCATGGTTTACTCGCATTTTGCTTTTTAGGGAAAGTTAGAGGTTGTTCTTTTTACAACAGTAACCTCCCATCCTTCTTATCCATCACCGCATTGAAAACACTTTTATAGGTCTCATACAACTCCTTCCGGCTTTCCGGCCCCGGCCAGTCGGCGAAAGACTCTCCAGCGAAGAATTTCCAAGCGAAGATCCGTTTGGCTTTTTCGGACAACTCTAACAGGTCGACCTAATTTATTTTAGACTATCCCATTTGAATAAGGATAACAACTTCCTGTTGGCCTCCCAAAGTACACTGTAATCCCGTTCGATATACACACGAGCCAACTTCAATGTGGAATCGGTATGGTTAAGCATCTCATCTACCCTTGCAATATCAATGCCCGCTTTATTAGCGGCTAACGTTGCCATTGTATGCCGGGCATAATAATAATTCAGATCCGGAACTCCTATTATTTCTCCTATCTCATCTAGTCCTTTATTTATTGATTTATTGAAATTCTCTGAACTTCTATACCGCTTATGAAAAATAAAGACTTTCTCTCCAGATGGGTCGGAGTATTTCTCAAACAGTTTTTTTATTTCCGGTTCAATCCGGACTTTCATTTCTGCCTTATCTTCACGCCTAGTACGTGTCTTAGTCCTTTGATAGGAAATAATTCCGTTTTCGACGGTAGGAGCATTATAGAAATCGGCACTATTCATGCCCATCATCGCAAATGATAGGATAAAAATGTCTTTCGCTAAATTGAAAACAGGCTGACCTCCATTGCGAGCATTTTGTTTATACGGAAGATCTATTATTTGCTGTACTTGGTCTATAGACAATGTTCGATGCTCACTTTGGGGAACTGGTGCGATTTTGTATTTTGAGAACGGGGAAAATGGGATGCGTATGATTCCTCTATCCTCGTCGTTATATTCATTTTTAGCGAGGTTGTGTAATGTTTTGATTTGTGATGTGTAAAGGGATATGACCCGTTTGCCTTTAGGCTTATCAGTTGGTTTTGATCCACCATCGCGGCATCCTTTAAAAGAAGGTTCATTTTTTAGGAACTTCTCAAACGCTCTCATAAAAGATGCTGTAATGAGGTTTATGTCGAGCTCTTCTTTTCCGATGAACCTGACAAGCGCATTTATGGCTATCCGATAGTTCTTTGCCGTACCTAGTCTTCCGTCCTGCTCGAGATCATCCGCTATTTTTCGTCCATAGGAAATGAAATTCAGGCTGAAATTCTCTTCCTCTGTAGTCAAGTACTCCACAATTCGATCAACCTCCCAGTGCTCTGCTTCAACACCTGCGGATGTCA